TGATGCATTAACTTTAAATGATTTATCGACCGTACAAGAACTAATGCACATTAGAGAACTAAATGGAAAAATAGAAGGACAGGATGGATATCATGATGATCATGCAGATGCGTTGATGCTTGCTGAGTGGAATCGTCGTAATATGCCACAAGCAAAAGATATTCCCAAACGTGGCGCGAGAAGATACCATTCTCGACAAAATCCATTCAATACTTTGAGTAGAGTGAAAGTATCATGACAGAAAACGATCAGCTTCCATCTTCGTTAGTTCATCAGTTTGTGCGTTCGCATGATAAGTATGCTCGACATAATCGCAAGGATTGGTCCCTATATAAAGATACTTACATGACCAAGTATTGGGAGCACATCTCAGGAGATGAGGCCCCAAAACGCAATCGTCGATTGCGCGAAGTTGAGGTTGAGGTCAACCGTCTTTGGGGTGTCATTACTTCTTATCTCTCTGCTTTGTATCCTCGGGCAAGCCGAGTTGTTCTCGGTCCTGATCCGTCTGGAAAGGGTGATCCCAACAAGGCCGAAATGACGGTCAATAGGATTTTTTCGAGTCGTAAGATTCATGAGCGGGTGATGTCTGCTCTACGCCAGTCTTTGCTGTATCCAGGCGCTGGTATCAAGGTTGGTTATCGTCATGGTCGTGGAAGCCCCATGGACCGTGTTTGGATGCGAGTCATTCCAATTTGGGAAATGTTGCTTGATTCAGAGGTGTCTGATGCTGATGATGAGCGGTTTCGGGGCCATCTGTATTACCGACCCAAACATGAAGTAGAGCAAGAGTACGGTCTTGAAAAGTTGGCCGGTGTTCCTCGAATCGATTTTCTTTCTACTCAAGATTCTGTAACGGAGAGAAAACACGACAAAAGCCGCAAAAACAACAACGATGAAGACAACAACTTTGTTCGTGTCTTGGAGTTTTGCAATCTAGTTGATCATTATGTTGATCCGAAGAATCCAGACATTAAATATGAAGGACGCCTTGAGATATATGTTCTTGGTCAAGGAACCGTATCTAAAGACCCTGTTTATGTAGGCCCTTTGCCTTTTGTTCGTCATGGCGGCGACCCAATGGCCCACATCATTCCGTTGATTTTCAACTATGAGCCTGAGTTTCCGTTGCGTGGTATCGCTCACGTTCGTCGTTTGATGCCACAGTTCCGAGAGTTGAACGCTTACCGTTCATACATGGCGATGGCTACACGTAAAGATACCCGCCAGTACATCACCCGTAAGGGAACCTTCAATGCAGAAGAGATGACTTTGCTGACTGAAGGCCATGATGGTTTGATTTTGGAGGTTGATTCTGGATACGAGCGTCCCTTAAATGATGCGATCATTCCGATTCAAAATGCAGCAATTTCGTCCAACATTCAAAACTACATGCAAAGCGTGGAGTTGGACATTGAGCGCGTTGTAGGTACGAGCCCAGCATCGAGAGGTATCGTTACCAAGGCAACAGCCTTCGAAGTAGAGACTGTTCAGCAGTACACAGAGTCAGAGTTTGGGCTGCATGCAACGATTAAGGACCAATGGCTTGCGAATCTGACTGAGTTGGTTCTACGTGCATTGATTGCTTGTATGCAAGATGATGGTGGTAGTAGTGGCGAGTTTGAGGCTCAAGATGTCGATGTGGCTGAAGTTGAAGCCGTTCCTTCAGGTGATGAACAAAACGAAGAAGGTGTAGAAGCTCCACAAGAAAACTTTGACAAAGAGCGAATCAAGTCTTTGGCAGAGGCTGCTGGCGTCGATGTAGACTCTGATGAGTTCAAAGACCTTGCTTCTCAGATTACAGACATCCGTGAACTGGATGACATGAATCCAGAACAACTCAACCTTTTGGGTGAAACGCTCAGTGGTCGAGCTATTGATGAGAAAAAAGCTTCTGATGAAAAAGAGCAAGAACAGGTTGATATGGCTCTTGTTCGTGGAACTGCTTCACTTCAAGAACCATTTGTAGACGAAGATACTGTACCCCCTCTTGGAATTATGGAGACTGAGGACGGCTATGAAGTTCGTCAAGAAACGCTTGTTCTCAGAGAACGAAATGACCAAATCGTTGTTGGTGTCGAGGATCTTGATGCCGATTTCGAAATTACTTTTGTCGAAGGCGGTCGTACACCTCTCTCTGATGCTGCCATGCAGCAAAACCTCGTTGCTCTATTGCAACCTTACAGTGCGCTTTGGGACACAGCATCCAAAGGTGGACCGCAAGGAATTTTCGCCAAAAACTACATGAAGGTTCTTGCTGAAAGATTTGACCTTCCAAAAGACCTGCATCCAGAAGAACTAGATGCGGAGTTGAGTCGAGAAGCCGAGGAAGAAACTAAAGAATCTAAAGAAACTAAAGAACCTCAACAAGAGGCTCCACCTGAAGAGGCTCCACCTGAACAAACTCCAGCAGAAGCGCCACCACCCGAACAAGCCCCACCACCCGAACAGCCTCAAGACCCCAAAGAAATTCTGGCTCAGATTGCTCAAATGCCACCAGCAGAAGCCCTCGAAGCATTGAAAGCAGTTTTTGCCGATTCACCCGAAATCATACAAGTTGTTGAACAGATTGCAGCGTTGCCAGAACAAGAGCAACCGGCTGCGATACAGGAGTTATTAGGAGCGGCAAGTGCCAGTTTATAGTTTTAAGTGTACGTCTTGTGAAAATGAACAGGACATGTTGTTCTCAATGAGCAACCGTCCGAAGTCGATTGATTGTGGTATTTGTGGCAGTTTGTCTAAGCGAGTATTCAAAGTTGATAAAGCCCAGTCTAATGATCCTTGGACTGAAAAAACCTACAAAACAACCCGAACGAGGGGTTTGGTCATGCACATGTACAAGTGCAATGACTGCGAAAATTCGTTTGAAGAGTTGATTGATTTCAGTAAGGGACAGCATTGGGAGGACAAGCAGTCGTGCCCTTCTTGTAGCAGCAAGAATAGTTCTTGGATTCCCACTGCAAAAATAGATAGATTTAGTGAACAATTCCCTTATTTTGATCGTGGTCTTGGTGTAATGTTGAAAAACAAACAGCACAGATTAGATGTTTGTAAAGCGAAGGGGTTGACACCAGTTGATGGAGACTGGGATGTTGATAAGGAATTTAGTAAGATGGATTCGCGCCTTGAGCGTGAGGAAAAGGAATATTCCGATTATTGTGATCGGTTAGACAATCACCCAGCATTTAGACAATACCGCGAGTCCCAGGACAAGGGCCTTGTATAAGGAGTATCAAATGTACAACTACGAACAAGGTCAACCACAGGATGACGTTGCAGCGCCTCCACCTCCAGCACCAGCAGAGGGCGCTCAGCCAGATGTTGACGCTGACATGATGCAGCTTGCCCAGTCTGCTCCTGCACCAACAAAGCCATTTAGTGTGAAGGGTCTTGAGGGCATGTTGAAGCAATTTAATGCAACGCTTTCGAAGATTTCATTGGTTGAAATGCCTCCGATTGAAGTGGACTTTTCGGGTGCTGAGAAAAACAAGCTTGATCAGCCTTTGCCTCCAGATTTGTTTTTGCCCCTTTTGGCTATCTCTGAATTGGTCAAGATGGCTGGCGGTGGAGAGTTTGCATCCAAGTATTCTTTCGACCCTTATCAAATTCTTACGGATACCGATATTCGTAAAGTCACTGCCATTTTGAAAATGATGGCAAAAGATAAAAAGTTTATTGAAGCAGTAAAAGAACTTCAGGAGCAGCCTCAAATGCCTGGAGATGAGGGACCAGAAGAAATGGCCCCAGCACCTACTGAGATGAATGAGGAAGAACAGATGCTTGCAAACAACATGGAATAATAATCTTTGTTTATTTGCAGAATCATTTTAAAGAGTGGTAAATTGCCAAGTGTTAGGAGACATAAGTGCAAGACGAAATTAATAGTGATGTAGAGGTGGATGCAGGTGTTGAGCCTGCTGAAACAGATATTAGTGATGGTTCAACTGGACTTTTGGACGATGGTGGTACATCTCCAGACCCTGTAGAAACGGCGCCTGAGCCTGTTGCAGATACAGAGCCACAGGCAGACTTTTCAAGCTCGAATGAAATTACTGAGAGTGTTGAAGCAAAAAACTTTGATCCGATGTTCTCTGATATTGATGATCAAGAACTTAATGTAGATGACTTTTACAAGGGCATCACAGAGCAGGACATCAAAGAGCTTCCAACTGTAGCCCGACGAATGCTTCACAACTTTCGTGTAGCGTACAAGAATGAGAGCCAAAGGTTGAATGCTGCTCATGAAAGTCGGGTCTCTCAATATAAAAAGCGTGAACAGCAAATCGAAAGCTTGGAGCGTGACTTTGCTCGTCGTCAGGCTGAATTTGCTTCTATTATTGAAGATCCACGGATTACGGATGCGCTGAAGAAAGATGAATCTGAAATGCCTGACATTATGTCGGAAGAAGGTATTCAGGCTCGAATCAATCGTGGCGTTGCTGAAGCGGTATCCAGTGTCTTTGAGCCGATGCAAGAGATCTCTTCTCAGCGTCGTCAAGAAAGCGCATACTACGATTTTCTGGAGTCAAATCCAGAAATGAAGAAACCAGACTTCCGCAAACAAGTTGCTGAGTTGGTGACACAGCGAACAAATGCTGGCGCACCACTTTCGACTCAAGATGCCTTTGATATCGTCAAGGCTCGCAACATGATTGCTGAAGAACGTGTCCGTAAGGAAACCCAGCGCAAAGCTCGCGCAGATGCTGCTCGTCGTGTGCAGCGAAACTCTGTGAGCGGGTCTCCTGCAACATTTGAGATTCCCCCTGATGTCAAGAAGCAAGGCGCAGCTTCAATTGCTGCTTGGCTACAGTCAAACCCCGAAGCTGCTAAAGCTTATTCTAACAACCGCTAATTAGGAGCCAAAAATGGCCATTACTTCTCTTTCTATTGGAAACGAACTGCTTTCCACTACCATGCACATTCTGATGAAGGACTTTCGTGACAACGTACACGAATCAGTCGCATTCCTTGATGCTCAAGAACGTATCCACGGTGCTGGCAAGCCAGTTCAAGCCGGTGGTTCGCGTATCGTTGTGCCTCTTGGCTTTGGTGAGCACTCTTCCACTACCCGTATGGCAACTGGTTTCGAGCGCATTGACCTTAGTGTCGAAGATGTGTTTAAGCCTGCTCAGTACGATTTTGGTCACGTTGTTCGTCCAGTAGCTATCTCTTCTGAAGAAGAAATGGTCAACCAAGGCGATGCTGCTGTTCTTTCAATCCTTGAAAGCCGTGTGACCATGACTGCAAACGCTCTGAAGCGTGAATACGTCAAGCAAATCGTAAACGGTGAGCAAGCCGGTTGGGAAGACTGGAACACCCTGAACGGTCTGGATGTAACTACAGGATCTCACCAAGGTTTCCTTGAGACACTTGCTGTTGGTTCTCAAGTCAATGAAGTCGGTGGTGTTGATAAGGGCGACTACACAACAAAGACTGGTTGGCAAAACCAAATCTTTGATGGTGCTGGTTCTTTCAACGCTAACGGTCTTGCTGGTCTTTACGATCTGTTGGTTGAAATCAACTCGGTTTCTCCATCTGGAGCACCAAACGTGATTCTTGCTTCTCGCGCTGGATTCAAGAACCTGAAGCGTGCCCTTCAGGCTCACGAACGGTACGTTGATCAAGCTCAGATCGATGGTGGACGCATGGTTGAAACATTCCAAGGCATTCCAATCAACGTTGAGTACAACATGCCCAACGACAAGACAAGCGCATCTGCTGACGATCCTATCAGCTTCTACTTCTTGAACATGAACGACATTTACACCCTGTGGGATCCACAAGGTTACTTCGACCTGTCCGACTTCGAGACTGTGTCGGGTGAGTACGATGTTCGTGCTGCTAAGCTCCGGTGCCGTGGTCAGTTGATCGCTAAGCACCTTGGTTCAAGCGGTGTTGCATTCGACTTGGATACTTTCTAAGTCATACTGATTGGGTGGGGTTCATGTCGAGCCCCACCCTATTTAATAGCCATATAGTCAAAAGAGGGAGGACAACATGGCAATTTATAAGAAAGACGGTGTTGATGGCGTCAACCATTACCCGAAGAAATTTGTGACCTTGTATGCTGCAGCCGCGATCACCAAGGGTGATTGGGTTGCTTTTAATGCAGATACTACTGAGGGTCTTGGTGGAAGTGTAAGCCAAGCTGCTGGTGTGAGTACGGTTGGAAACGGAGGCGCTTTCGGTGTTGCCACTGAAACTGTTACTGGTACTGGACCAATTACAATCCAGACTGCTGGTTTCTGTGACTTTGCAGCCGTCGATAGTTCTTGCGACATCAACATTCGAATGTGTGGTCCTATCGGTACTGCTGGTCAAGCTGGGCTTGTTGCTGCTGCAACCTTTGGTGCAGTCTGTGTCGGCCTTGCGGCAGATGTTTCAAATGTTGGTTCAGTTATGATCATCGATCAAGGCTACTTCTAAGCCATATTTGATACCGGACCCTAGGTCCATTTACGGCTGCTGGGGTATACTATTCCAGCAGCCGTTTTTATTTACGGGGATGAAGAAATGAACGTCAAAGACATGGTTCAAGAGATCAACGCAGCACTTGATTACAACCCCGAACTGAAGCAGTACACAGATTCGATTGTGCGCTGTATCAATCGTCACTACTTGCAGGTATCAAGCCAGTATCAGTGGCTGTTCATGCAAGACAAAAAGCCTCTTGTTCTTCGTGCTGACATCGAAAGTAAGAACTACGATGGAACATCGGCAACCATTTCTTTTAGAAAGAACTCCTGTGTTGGAAGGTTGCCTTCAACATTTAGTGCCAAAATTCTTCACTTACCTCCTGATGTTGAGGGTCAGTATTTAGTTATTAAAAATACGATCACTGACAATAATGGAGATTCACATGTTCATCAAAGATCTTATCGAATCGTTCGATATATAAATCCTAGATGTATTATCGTTGATAGACCGCCTGATTCAGACTTGGCACTAAATCACGGCGCTGCCACATACACTGCTCAAACGATGACTACCACGTCTTTTGATACTTGGACCATTGAATACAGAAAATACCCAATGCCTCGGGAGGCTGTTGAGGTTTTAAGCGTGACAGATCGCGGTCTTCAATTTTCAGAAAATCTAAGGTTTTCTAAGTTTACCAGCACCGCCATGGGTGATGAAGATTGGGTTGATGGTGAATGGTATCACCATATTTTTGGCATTTCTTCTCCAGATGCTAGCGCCGTAGCTGAAGAGACTGTTCTTAATAGCTCTACTGCTCCAAACGATGGAAGGTTTGTTTTTTTAGACTCTAGAAAAGAAGAAAACATATATTTAGATCGATCAGACAAGGGAGATAGTTTTGTCAGTGTCGAAGAAATGTATGACAACATCGACCCGCCAAGTGCTCCAGCATTGATACATATTCCACGACTATCTTATTTTGACGGTGGCTTTTTCATAGATGATGCAGGAGGTGATGACATAGGTTCACTGCCTCTTACTTCATCCGAACGTGACGAGATCGTGGAATACCTGGAGAGGAATTTAAGTATTACCAGAAAAAGGCTCAAAAAGGGGGATTGGTTTACTGGAAGTGTTGGAGCATTGGTCCCTGGTTTCAGATATGAATATTGTTGCACTTATGAAGAGTTTGGTGTTGAGAGTGCGCCATCGCCTGTTTCTTCAACAGAAATTATAAGTGACCGTATTACGGATAGTCCGTCATTTGCATGTGTAGTAATGGATTGTGGATCAACTCTTACCCTTAGAAACGAATTTAGTGGATACGGAGATGCAGATTCCGATTATGGTTTTTCACCTGGAGCCTTCAAAGAAGAAAAATACAGAAAACTCTTTAATTTAAAAAGCTTTAGAGACACTGGAAGAAGAATAAAGATTTATAGAAGGGCTACTCCAATAAATAACGAGACTGAACAGGGAAGGTTGCACCACGCCAGATCCATGCTTGTTTTGAGTCAAGAACTTTTTGGTTCTCATTTTAAGCAGTGTTTAGGAAAGTGGAAGCATATTGCAACGACTAGCCATGCAGCACCTTTTGTAGATATGGGGTTAGATTTATTAATTAGCACTGACTATAGAGGTGTAGGATATCTTGCTTTCAGGGAAGAGAAAGGAGACAATTTGGACATTCCTTTTGCGTACGACGGAGACTCAGCAAACAATGAGGCTGACACGTATGCTATGTATCCAGTCGATCGAATGGGAGATCCAGAAAGGGCGATGACCCTGGATGAAACGGGTCCACGACAGTACCTTCGTTTCTGGAAAACACCAGACTCAGACTACAAAGTAGAGGTTCGTTACCATAGGCGGCCTCGCCGTTTGCAGGCCGATCAAGATGTTCCTGAATGGCCACCTCAATATCATCATTACTTGGTTTATGCGGCCCTTAAAGATGTTTGCATGCAACACGGAATGACTAACCACAGTACGATGTATGAACGCAGAGCAGAAGAGATTTTGCAGCGGATGAAAAACAAATACCTTTCTAGAACCGATAGAGTTCATGTGAGAAGGGGATTTGATCGTTCCATGAGAGAACGAGAAATTTTTGGTGTACCGAGTAAATCATGAAAACACAAAGATTCGAAGTAGCCCGCTTGCGCGGCATTGAGGACCGTTGGAGGGCAACGCCAGATAGTGCTGCGATCATTAAAGAGATGTCGTGGGATCCATATGATGGATGGAAAAGGGCTGGCGGGTTCGATGTAGTTACTGGATCAGCCTACCCCAACTGGACTGATTTTGAAATCCGATCTCTTCATTATTATTCGGTTCACAACGGCGCTCAGAGGCACATTATTTTTGAAGACGGTGGAGGAAATCTTTGTCGATTATACCCACCACACTGGCACGCAGATGAACTTGCATGGAAGGTCCTTCCATATGCAGACGGATTTGTGTCTGCTCGTCATGCTTTTAATAAATCTGAAATTGCAACCCAAAGCGCCTCGTTTGGTGGTCGCATGTATTTCGTTAATGGCGAAGATGAGCCGGTTGTTTATGACGGCAAGTCTTTGTCTCGTGTTGGTTTTTTTGAGTTACCAACGCCACCAAGCGCAACGGCTGTTCAGCGTGGTCAGCCAAATAAAGGAATCTATAATAGAAATGAATTAAGCAGCACACATACGAATACTTTTTTCTATTTAGGTACATCGGATAGTGGTCAAGGATTGGGAAGCCTTAGCCCAAAGGGTTTGCGTGGTAATCGTCAGGAACGAACTTTATTTTTTCCGAGTGATAAAACTGCTGAACCATATTGGAAGGCAGAGGCAGCAGAAATTGAAGCATATAATGACGCTAAACTTTGCGGCTATCAGTACAGAGTATCGTTTGTAAACAAACGTGGACAAGAGAGCCCACTGTCTCCATCAAGCGCAACCGTTACATTTGAGTGCCTGGATGGTTTCAGGCGTTTTGTTTCTGTCTCGATACCTGTTGGTGGAGAGAATGTTGTAGCCCGACGACTGTATAGAACGTCCGACATTTTGGATGATTACGGAAACCCTATTACTCCTGAAAGGGGTAGAAATTTCTATTTTGTAAAAGAGATACAAGACAACGAATCAACTGCTATTGAAGACGGAATCTCGGATGCAAACCTTGGGTTTGTCGTTGATGAAGACGACTTTGGGTTTTTTCCAAGGCAGTCAAAATACATAGCGGCCTTCAAAAACACACTTTTTGTTGCTGGAACAGCAGACAACCTTGTTCGATATAGCGCCGAGGGCATGCCTGAAGTTTTTCCGAGAGACAATATTTTTGATATTGGTGACGTTGATTCTGGAAAAATTACAGCACTGTATGCCACACAAAATGCTTTGGTAATCTTCAAAGAGCGCGGCATTTATTTGGTTAAGGGGAATCAACGAAATGGGTTCGTTGCTCAAACGCTCAACAAAGACATAGGCTGCGCAGCCGTAGACTCGATTCAAGATGTTCCTGGCACCGGCCTTGTGTTTTTGTCTGAAAGTGGTGTTTTTGTTCTTAAAGGGGCGCTTGAGAACACTGGAACCCCAACGTCTGTTATCGAGCTTAGTACACCAATTAAGCATTTGGTAAATAGAATCGATAAGGCAAATATGAGGTCTTCTGTTTCTGTAATTAACAGAAGCGAAAAAGAATATATGCTTTGTGTTCCCACTATTGGAAAAGACAACAATTTGCTTTTAGTTTGGCACTATGAAGTTGGAGCTTGGAGTTTTAGAGAAAAATATCCAATGCAGTGTGTCATAGAAACAAACGATTCAAGAGGTTATGTTTATTTTGGATCTAATGACCCAAATGTGCCAGGAATACATGTTTTAAGTAATTACTATTATGTTAAAAATGAAGTTGGATACAGTGCTGTTTATGCTCAGGATTCAGTAACTGAAGTAGTATCATACGAAGACGCTCCAATTTATGAAACGTGCCCGTTTGACTTTGGCAGTATTTATTCTTCTATACAAATTGCGTACATAAATGTATACGCAATAGCGTATGGGGATAATCCATTAGATATTAATTTTAAAATAAATAGGTCAGATAACCTTGTTCTTGAAGAGAATAAATCAAGAGAGCAGCACAACATAACTGAGCGTTTACCAGTTTATGGTAAAGCTGTTTTTAATGATGATGTTTGGGTCGATCATAGACCAGTTGTCATTCGATACGATGTAAGCCATATGGATCAGCCTTTGGTCTCTGAGATGTCTCTTCGATTTACTCAAGACATCGAAAGGACAAAGGGTGGAGGTGGCATGGCCAATGGTCGAATGATGATCGTAGGATATAGTATTGATGCGAAGGTTGGTGACCAAAGAGACATGCGGCTCTTAACTGATGTTTTAAAAATAGATAAGAGGTAGTCATGGCGATTAAGTTTCCGAAAATTAAGCCAGTTGCTGGTGAATCCTGTCATCCAGACGACATGAATGACAATGTTTCTGAATTTGTTAATGAAATAAATGGCAATCTTGATTCAGATAATTTTAGTTCCGATTCAAACTTCGGAAAAGAACTGTTTAAGTCTGATTGTTTTAATAATGTCTATGTTTTTAGCAAAAAACCATTAGATATTGGATATCGTATTCGAGTACCACACAGCACTACATCATTCGTAAAGAAGTGTCATAAAGTTACTGATGCTACCGCTCCGTCAGATAGTTTTGGTTCAGATGCAGAATATAGCGAGGCCAGTCATCCTGTTGGAGAAATAAAAGTTACCGCTGATCATGAAGGCTTTTTGATTATTGATTTTCAAGGATCAATAGTTTGGAAGGGGTCTGGAATTATTAATGTTGAACACCTTCATTCACATCATTGCAAAATGCACATGGGTTTTTGGCCTTACGAAGACGGACGCAACCCGCAGCTTTCTGTTACAGGTTTTTTCAACCCTGACCTTCCTGCTGGTGGATGGTGCGGTATTTCAGGCAAGTACCCTTCATCAGACACCACAACTTTGGATGCGACCGGAATTGAGCGGCTTGCTGGAGTTGGAACACACCCGTTCGACAGTGAACTAACTATTGCGGAAACTAAAGCTGAAACCATGCACCCAACCAAAGTGCTTCCTAAAATTTATCATGAAGACTTTCCACAAGGTATGTGGTCTCACAGCCCGGTAGATCATTATGCTGTTCAATTCAGAATCGTAATGAATGGTAACGTTGTGGCTGAGAGCGGTTTTTTATATAACGGCAACGCAAGTTATGGGTTTCATTTGTCTGGAGTAACCCCAGTTACTGCTGGTTCTCATACTGTCGATGTAGAAGTTCGTGGAGTAGATATCAGGCGATCTCCAGCTTCGAGACTCGGGCTTGGTGCTTTGGATGAAGAAATGATTCCAGGCTTATCAAACCCTGAACTACCAGCAGGAGTTGATGAAAACTTCTCACCATTACCGGAGTATGATCCATTTGGTTTGTTTGGTTTTCGTGTTGAAGATTTTCTTCACGATTTTGAACCATCTTTTGGGGATTGGTATGGCCACGTAAATACGGAAGACAGATCGATTAGTGGGGGTGGTTTTATGTATAACTTTTCGACTGGTATCGCTTGCGATATCGAAGATCGTCTTTTGATGGTTCAATACAGGAAACGATAATGGCTGAAGTAGAACAAAAAGAATTTCAAGTTGGCGACATTCTCGAAAAGAGCGACATTCAGGGAAACTTTGAGAATGTAAAAGATACAAAAATAAGTAACGTCAACATAAGACAAGAAGGCATCAGCGAGGAAATGATCGCTGAAAATACTGTTTTTCAAGAGCCATACGTTGTGGGTGGAGTCACAAAGGCACACACTGAGTTTGAATCCGATAAACCATTTCCTGGCGGCGTTGTCACCCATGTAACCGATAGTTTAGAGCCTATTTGGCGCGTTCCTGGGGGTTATACATATTATTGGAATACAAAAGAGATTCAATTTTTACCGAAACCAGCCGGTCACGATACGATAGTCAGGTGTTCATGCACCATATTTATGAGAGACTATGGATCAAGAACATTTTTTACAGGCTTGCCTCCGACCATCGGTGTTCAACTTTATTACCTTAAAAGTGGTATTCCATCTAGCTATGCAACGACGGAGCTTTTAAAAGATAAAACTTCAACTTCGATAATTTCAGCCGGTACCGCTGTAGACTTTAAAGATAGTTGGTTTTACTGTGAAGGAACACGTCAAAAATTTAGACGTGCATTTAGCTCCAAAATTCCAAGTGCATCCGGCCTTAATACCGAAATTTATGAATATGGATCTCTTAAAGAGGCTCTTGAAGAAGATACTGCGCTTGGCCATATTGCTATTCGTCAAAATAACATTTTTAATAATGGCGGTTATAACCCATCTCAAGACACACGCGAAAAAACAGGCTTAAGTTATGGAGATGCTACTGCTGATGATATTGCAAAAAGCTTAGATGTAAGAACAAATAGTCATATGTTCTTTAATTACAACTTTAATTATAATGTTGTTTGGAGGCATCATCATTCTGGCGATGCTTTTGATTCATTTCCAGAAATGCCTTTTCGCGTCGTAGCCCTTTTTACAAGTCATGTCCCGATACAGTTTAAAGAAGGTGGCGACATGGTGGCTACACCCAGCAAGCCTTCGCTGGGTTGTGGTCAAGTTGAGTTTGATGGTTTTACAATACGCGACTTTAATTTAGATTCTTATACTATTGCAAATTGAGGTTTACATAATATTATGGCCACATGGGAAGAATTAGGAAACTTCGATAGTAGTAGCGTTTTAACTGCTGAAGACATTGCTTCAAATATTGATAGGCTTCAATTGGGCCTTAATGGCAAAATGTCTAACTTTGATTTCGATACAGGGTCTTTGGATAGTTTTGGAAAAATATCTGATCCAATCACTACAGACAGAATTAAAAAGCCTGAGTTTTACGGTGCTCCTTCACCAAGAGTAGAGTCCGTTATATCTGACGTTCACTATAGGTATCGATCAAACAGTAAATTAGACAGATGCTACAGGCATGAGCATTCGGGATATTCTGCGGAGCTTGATGACAATCGCGACCTTAACATGTATCAACCAATCGAGGGCCTTTCTACTACTGTTGTATGTCGTGAAGCTCCACTTTGCACCGTAATTGTCGGCTCATTCTATGCTCATGTTCGAGAAGGTGGCGGTGGAGATGAAGATGATGAAATCAGCAACAAAGGTGTGGTTCCTTACTATGATCCAGGTTTTGTTTTTAACGAGGACCATTCTGGATATTTTAAAGCCAGGGCTCAATCTAGACGTGTTGCTGAATGTGCTCTTTTTATTGACAATGGGGCGAGTCGATTACCTAGTGACCCAGTAACCATGGGAACCACCGCTTTTACGGGGCCTTTGAGGATAAAAGGAACTACAAGAAAAGTATATGCCAACGGACTGGCTGGCTATAACTCTAATGCTCACCAGTTTTCCTTTCAAAAAGTCATTCGGGCTGGTGAGGACGGCGCTTTACGAAAAGGACAAAACAAAATTTCTTATAGATGTCGATACAGATTACGGACAGAAACCAGTAATTATGAAGCACATCTTTATTTCGATGCCAGAAATTTAGTCGTAGATGTTTTGTATAAATGATATGATTGGTTTGGTGAAAAATGCCCACTAAAGAACAAAAACAACTCACTGCTGGCGCTAGTGCTGCAACATTTGCGGCACAGGGGGCCATGGCTGGTTCAGCGTTTGGTCCACTTGGTATTGGTATCGGTGCTATTGTCGGCGCTGGGGTTGGTCTTGGATTAGGAGTTGCCCAAAATAAAGCTCAAACCAAAGAAGAACGGCGTCAACGTAAAGAAGCAGAGCGATTAGCTAAAGAACAGAAAAGGCGTGAAGAACGGGTAGTGGCAGAAGCAAAAGCTGCTGAGCGTCGTGGTGCGGCACAATCTCGCGAAGCCGCAGCACGGGCGGCTGCGGAAGGCGATGATCCACCACCTGTTTCGTTTGATGAAAGCGTTCTTGTTCAATCCATTAGCATCGGCCCTGGAACACCTTATGATCAATATATGTCACAAGTGTACGGGCGACCGGTAGGTTAGGAGTAATCATGGCTACAGACGAAGAACAAGCTCTAATTGATGCTCTGAGTAATGAGCGAGATTATGAAGATCGTATTTACAGAACTCGCGCTTACATGGGCACAGCGGCATCACTTAGCCAGGGTTTGTTGAACTATCTTGCTTCAGCACCTTCGAGTGTTGAGGATCCCAGGCGTGCGGAGTATTATAAAAGCCTTCAAACGCTTGACCCTGCCGCAGAACAAGAAAGAAAGGCAAGAACTGAGGCTGCTGGACTACAAGCCACGCAAAGAGCAAAAAAGGTTAGCCAAGATATTGCTACGCAGCTTGCACAGAATCCAACACAGGCTGCTGCTGCTTTGGAACAACTGCAAGGATACGAGCAAGATGTTTCACAACAAGCACGATTGGATGCTGAAACTCAAGCCATGCAGGACAGGGCGCAAGAAAGGGTCATGAAGGCCAGCGAAGCTTCTCGAATCGAAAGCGAAGATCTCGCCAGGAAACAAGAAGAAGAACGGATCAACAGGGAGCGTAAATTCCAACTTATTGGCGATGTGGTGCAATCTGGATTTCAGTTGGCCAGCGCAGCGCGACCAAAAACACAAGAGGCGCGACTGGAAGGTAAGGCTAAGCGTGCTGGTAAGAGGGCTGATAGGCTTAAAGGTCGCATAGCTGATAAAGGAGAAATTGGTCTTCAAAGTTCACTGGCAAAACAAAATCAAGCAAGCAACCTACAAACTCAATTATCGAAAACACAAGGAAGACAACAAGCAGCACAAACTGAGCTTTTCAATTTAGAATTAGCAAAATTGATGCAACAACAGCAGCGGCTGGCTTCACAGCAGCGACTGGCTTCTGATACTCCAATTCTTGCCAACTACTTTTCGCCAACAGCAACAACACAATAGGTTTCATAGTGCCTTGGAAAAACGGTCGATATATTCCGAGAGTATCTAGTGATACCAGGGAAGCGTTTAATAAAACAGCCCCAACAAGACCCATCATTGCTGGAAAGATGCCTCGACTCGAAGTTGATGGCAAAAATCTAGCAGACAACCTTCTTGATGAAACGCTCCTAAGTAGATTGATTCCAGCCAGTAGTTTCACCGCAACGTTCTTGCTCAGGGTGATTTCTAAGGGCACATTTTCTGCCGCAAATAAGATGCGGTCACTATTTGCATCCGGCTTCGTAAATTCAGACTTGATAGAAGATGGTGCCGTAACTGGTGCAAAGATAACAAATCCTATTAAGATATCTCTGATCAGTGGCGGTGCTGCAGGTTCTCACACTGTTTCTGGCATTACAATAAGAGATGAACTTATTGCTGTGTTTGAACAGAATGGAACTTCTGGCATACTGACTGATTTGAGTAGCGAGTTTTCTATTGTGAAAGCTGATACGATTAATAATACCGGTGGTACTGCAACAAGTAGTGATAAGCTGCTTGTGTTTTATCTAAGCAAATAGTGATTC